CCTCGATGCTTAAAGTGCCAGAAGCCTTGATAAAACAGGTGAAGCGAAGCGGTTCAAAAGCCTTTCTGACGCACAACCGCATTGATTCTGGCATCCTCATTCCCGAACTATTTGTCGCGCTTGCGAAGTCGTCCGAGTTACCCGAAGGCATTGCCAGTCCACAGGACTGGCTTGCCACTGAAAAGGCAAAGCGCGAAGCGATCAAGCGACAGCAGGACGAAAAGAGCGTCATGCCGACTGCGGAAGCTCAAAGGCAGGCCGCGATTGCCTGCGCGTTTGTGGATTCGGAGTTGCAACGTGGCGAGAACGAACTGCCGCCGGTTTTGGCAGGCCGGGACGCAGTTGAGTGCGGTAAGTTATTGCATTCGTTCACGGAAAAAGTTAGAACGAATGCGAAAGAAAAATTCGGGTCAATAGGTCACTGAAACTTTATGAAAACAGACAAGGAATGGACAATCGAGCAAGGGTTTTGCGATTCCAAAAAATACGGGCTTCATGGGTATGTAGAATTTGAAGCCGAAGAATTTTGCGAGCTTGTAAAGCGAATCCAGCTCGATGCACTTGAACAATTGATGCCATCCGAACAGCCACCAAAACAATAACATTATGAAATGCAAAACGTGTAAACACTTCGAGAAACGCAACGCTGACGGACGCTGTAAAGCCAACCCGCCGATCAGCGATTACAAATGGCCTGCCGTAACCGAGAATGATGGTTGCGGTAAGTTTGAGGAGGCAACGCCGAAAAAGGCGAATGGAAAGGTCAAATGAAAAAACCAAAAGTAATTCAAAAAACCACCGCTTCGGCTGCGGTTTCGCTTGATAAGGCTTTGACCAAACTATCAAAAGAAAAAGATTGGGATGGAAAATTGAGCAGGGCATTAAAGCCGTTTATGAAAAAATGAACATCTTCGCGACAGCCTACCCCGACGCCAAGCCATCGGACATCATCGAATGGGCGCGCGGCCTCAAGGTCAACGGCGGCAAGACGACGTTTGACCCCGACTTTACGCCTCAAATCGTTGAACCGATTCGGGCGATGACTGACGCAGACACGCGCATCGGCACGTTTATCAAGCCCGTTCAGGTCGGCGGTTCGACGGCGGGCGAGGTTGTTGCGGCGTATTGGGCAGCGTTTGACTCGGGATTGTTTCAGTTCAACTGGCAAAATGACGAGGTAGCGGTAAAACGCTGGCATGATCGCATCCTTCCCGTCCTGTCATCCTGCTGCGACATCAAGCGAAGCGAGGAACGATTTGAAGAAACCATTTGCGTGGCGCGTTATCCTAACATAACGCTGCGCGTTCAGGGTGTATTTATGGAATCCGCACTGGATTCGGACACGGTAGGACGCCAGATCAACGAAGAGATTCATCTATGGAAGCCGGGCTTTTTGTCCAAAGCCCGACGGCGTCAGACCCGAGTTTGGAACGCAAAAGCATTGGACATCAGCAACGCCGGAAACGTAAACGACCAATTACATCAAGCATATGAAGAAGGAACGCAAGAAGTCTGGGAAATCAACTGCCCAAAGTGCGGCGGCTGGCACGAAATGCAATTCCGCTTTGACCCTAATAAGCCAGAACTCGGTGGACTTCGGTGGGATTCGTCCGGTTGTAAAATGGCCGAAGGGAATGGGAGATTTAACTATAACAAACTTGAAAGGACGATTCGTTATGAGTTCCCATGTGGCCACAGTATTAAAGATTTTGCAGCAGAGCGCCGAACCCTCAAAGGCCGCTACTCTGCCCCTAAAAACGAAGGCGCGCACATCTCGCACCGCTCCTGGACGTTCGAGGGCGTAAGCTGCGACGCAATTAAATGGCTTACCCTGATTCAAGAATGGCACTCGGCAATCCGTTCGATGAAAGTCGGCGACCTTGAGCCGATGCGACGTTTCCGAACAGAACGCGAGTGTAAGTTTTGGTCGGAAGACTCGTTGCCGTTCAAGGGTGAAATTGTTATCAGCCCGACGATAAAGAAAAACCGCGAAGGCTTACCGGATCGGATTGCGCGTTTGTGGAAAGCGGACTGGCAGCAAGGATACAAGCACCTCGGCGAACTAGAACACTTCTGGCTGGTCATCAAAGACGTTCTGCCCAACTGCAATGACCAGTTAATTTTTGAAGGCCGCATCAACTCCGAAGCTGAATTGATAGCCGTCTTGAAAGAACACGACGCCATTGAGAGCGGCGCGGGCGTGGTGGACTGCTCAAAGAACACCAAACACCTTTTGCAATTCTGCTTTCAAAATGGCTTTCACGCCATCATGTCCAACCAATCGCATCGTGGTTTATTCCGCCATAGCGATGGCAACATGCGGTTTTACGACGAAGGCCGACCGATTGCCAACTCGTTGAACATTCCGACGCGCTACGAGCCTCGCGCAACGCCAAACGGATTTATCCCAGACGGGCGCGAGCCGCTGGTTATCAACGTCAACAAAGGTGGAATGATTGCAAACCATTTCTTTATCCGCGAAATGAAATCCCGAGTTACGCAGGCCGCGAAAGACGAAGGCCGTGAGGCGTTGCCATCGGAATACATCGAATGCGTCATCCCGTCCGATGTGTCTGACGATTTCAAGGAACAATATGACTCGTGGGAGCGCGTTGGCAAAGATGCCAAGCGCAAGACCGATGAAGTCAGCAGCGGAGCCGAACGGTTTCAACAGAAACGCCAGCGAGATCATTTGCTTATATGCTGCGCTGGTGTGGACATGCTCAAGGATTGGGCAGGAATTTTAGGCGACCGATTGGCCGAACTAGGCGTGAACAAAATTGAGAAAAAGGAAAAACAATGACACCACTCACCATCACCCGCGACGAACTGGCGGCAAAAATGCGGATTAGCCCAGAATCGCTCAAGAAACGCGAGAAGAAACTCGGGCTATTCGCTTGCAAAGTGCGCCTGCAAACTCGACCACCGCAATACGTCGCAGCGGACGCGCTCAAGATTCTCAAGTCGCTCGGTTTTCCAGTCTGATTGATTTTCTCGCCTATTCTTCCATCTTTATCGTTAATAATCCCCGATAATTACCGTTAAAGTTATACCACTCTAGTCTAAACCGTGCCACTGTCGTATCAGTGGCACAGATTAGAGCAATCGAAGCGCGTGGATTGTTGGACGACATCGCCCAAGGTGCGAAATCGTCCGGCGTCACGCTCATTCAAGCCATCCGCGACACCAAGTCGGCGGTTCTTTCTTCCTCTTTCAAGCAGGGCCGCGTTTATATTTCGACCTCTGGCAATGGTCAATCCGCTTCGTTTCTCATTCCCTCCACGCTGACATCGGACTACACGCCGACCCGTGTCGCCGCGCAGTTGATGGAGTTCGTTGAAATATGGAATAACGCGGTAACAAACGGCCAAATCACCAACACGCAAGATACGTCCGACGCCACAACGGACTCGAATCTAGCCGTCATGCTCGCCGATGATCGGCTGGCGAGCGTGACGGCGCGGCGGTTGGACATTACGGGAATCCGCTTTCCGGGAACGGTGATGCAAGGATGAGCACCACCGCCACAACTCGAAAGGCAGGCATCCCGATTCGTGATGCTGGCGGATTGCCGCCGATTAAAAACTATTACGAAGGCGTTCAATGGAAGCCCGGCGAACGCTCTTGGATTTTCGGCAACTTGCAAGATGCGCGTTTAGATGCGAACGCGATGACGCGCAAAGAGCTTCAAAGGAAGTCTCTTTATTTCGACAAAAACAACGCCTTTCAAAATCGGCTGGCGGACATTTTTGAGCAATACACGGTCGGCACGGGCTTGCCGGTCGTCAGCCAGAGCGCAGACGCAACCGAGTATTTCAAACGCTGGTGCAAAAACTCCGACTCGCTAGGGTTGCAGAACTTTTACGGTCAACAGGGCATGGGCGCACGCGCATGGTATGTTTTCGGCGAATCATTTTGGGTATTTGAAATCATTCGCGGTCGCCTGCGTTTGAACGTCGTTGAATCGCACCGGTGTGAAACACCGCCGCATCTCACATCGCAAGAAGGAAAGACCGTTATTGACGGAAAGACCATTGATGCGAATGGCTGCGTCACTGGCTATTGGTTCTCTACTGGCGATCAATCGCCGTTTGACACCGTAACGCCAGAGCAATGGAAGTGGGTTCGCGCCGAAGATGTCATTCACATCTACGAACCTTCCCGCGCTCGGATGTATCGCGGATTGCCGTTCGTGTCGCCGGTCATCAACGACCTAAACGACCTCGACGACTTGCAATCGCTCACGATGCAAGTCGCGAAGCAGGCCGCGACCATCGGCAACGTCACCACCAATCGCACGGGCGAATTTGACGCCACGCAAGCCCGCCGTGCGGCGATGAAAATCAATTCTGCCAGCGCAGCAGGCGGTTCGGTCACGAAAAACTACGGTGAGTTTTACACCGTGAAGATGGGTGCGAACGAAATCGCACTACAACACGGCGACAGCATTTCCCAATTTCAAGCAAACCGCCCGTCGCTCGTTGAACAACAGCATTGGGATTACCTCACCACCAAAATTTGTGCTGGCGTTGGGATTTCCAAGCTGCTCGTCATGCCTTACTCGATGCAGGGCACGGTTGCTCGTGCCGACCTCGACATCGCTGCCGCGTTTTTTCGCGCTCGTTCTTCGGTCATGCAAGCGGCAGTCGAAAAAGTTTTCATGCGCGTCATTGAATGGGCGCAGGATTACGACCGCGAAGTGTTGCGCGGCGGATTCAGTTTTGACGGTTACGAAAACGTGACCGTTCGCCCGCCGCGTTCGGTCAACGTCGATGTTGGCCGCAATTCCAAGGCTCTCATCTCCGAACTCGAAGCCTGCATCCGCACTCCTCAAGAAGTTTACGCCGAACAAGGCCAAGATTGGCGCACTGCGTTTGATCAGATTGCCGAGGCGAAGGCTTACGCGGCGGAAAAAAACATCACCCTGCCATCCCTTGATCTGCAAAAGAAAACTGCGGGCGATGCGTTGGAAAACGAAAACGACGAATTGCAGACTTCCAAATGAATACGACTTACACACTCGCCCGAAAAGCCAATCGTCCGCAAGCCGCGCTTGATTGGTTCAAGAAAAACGGCATCGCCGCCAATTCGGTCAACAAAATCGAAGTCCGCAACGAAGGCGACACAACCGAAATCCAAGTCATCGGCAGCATCGGCAAAAGCTGGTGGGATGACTCTGGAATTTCCGAACAGGAGTTTCGCAATGCACTCGACCAAATCCCAAAAGGAAAATCCGTCACTGTCAAAATCAATTCCGAAGGCGGCAGCGTCCAAGACGGGCTCGGAATCTACAACGCCATCAAAGACCGCAGCGCAGACGTTACCTGTATTATTCAAGGATACGCGCTTTCAATCGCTAGTGTCTTTCCGCTCGCTGCCAGTCGGGTTATCAGCCCGAAAGCTGCCATTTGGATGATTCATTGCGCGTGGTCTTACGCTCAAGGCAACGCTGCGGATATGCGTAAGAGCGCGGACATGCTCGACGCGCACGACGAGACTTTGATGGACATCTACGCGGCTAAAACCGGCAAAAGCAAAGCCGAACTTCGCGCTTCGATGGAAAAAGAAACATGGATCAAAGGCGCGGACGCCGTTGCGTGGGGATTAGCCGACGAGACGGATGCCGATGATGCCGACGACACTTTAGCGGCGGGCAAGAGGGACACACAAAATCAAGCGACGGCTGCGGTCGTTGCTAAATCCAACCCAACGCCCGTTACGCCCGCCGCAAAACCTTCCGCGTCAACTGACGCAGAAAAACAAACCGCTGCCGTCCTTCCGGCGGCAACCAACCAACAACCCAACACACCTATGCCCGAAAATACCACGGCAGCGGCTTCAACCCCTGCCAATCAAACTGACGTTCTGGCGACCGTGCAAGCCCAGCTTGCCGCCGAACGCAAAGCCCGCATCACCGACCTCGTGACGCGCAAGGCCGAAAACAAAATCAAAAACGACAACCTGAACTGGTGGATTGAAGCCGCCATGAAGGATGAAGCTGGCGTCGTCGCTCAAATTGAAGCGATGCCCGCGGCGGTCGTCGCGGCTGATCCGCTCGGCGGCAGTCGTATCGAAGTCGGCAGCGGCGACGTTCTCGCTGGCTACTCCGGCAAACCGTCGCAGGAAATTGTGAACCTGTTCAAGGAACACAAAACGCCCGAAGCTCGCTACGCTGCGTTGAAACGCGATTGGCGCGAGATTCATGCGGCTGCGCTCAAGCGTGATGGCGGCGTCATGAACGCCAACACATACAGCGCGACGTTGACCACGAACTTCCTCATCATGGGCGCGACCACGAAGTTGTCTCCGAAGTTTGCCGCGTTGCAGGCGTTTAGCCGCGACGTTTCCGTTGACCCCTACAAGCCGCTCGCGACTGGCGTGATGAAATTCACGTCCAGCTTGCAAGACGGTTCGACGGTTCAGACCAATGCCACCAACTTTGAAAGCTCCACGCAGCAAGTGGACGCGGTGAGCATTTCCGTGAACCAATACACGAACGGCGCAAGCATCACGAACAGCGACCTCAACAGCGGTATCCGCATGGAAGACATTCAACGCGCTGCGTTGATGGGCCTCGGCTCCAAAGTGATGCAAGTCGTTCTCGCTCCGGCGACCACAACCAACTTCACCGCGACCCCGTTGACCGCCGCGCTGAATCCCGGCTCGTTCGGTTTTGCCGAATCCCGCCAACTCTATGCCACGCTCAAATTTGCGAACACTCGCAATTTGATTCTGGACACTGAATACACGGCGGGCTTGCTCAATCAGCCGTCCTATTTCCAAAAGGCGCTTGAACAGCAAACCGGCCCCGGTCACTGGACGAATGTGTTTGGCTGGGACAACGTCTATGAAAACACCGAGTGGTCGGGCGCAGGCGTGAACGTCCACGGCTTCGCTTGCGATCCGCAGGCCATCGGCGTCATCGCTGGTTTGCCGCTCACGAACAACGCCGGCATCCCCGGCGGTATCTTGAGCGTTTCCACGGGCATTATCCCCGGCGCGGAACTCCCGATTGCTGCTTATCTCTGGTTCAGCACCGCCTCCCGCACCTACTGGATGAGCTACGACGTGATGGTCGGCGCGGCCAAGCTGGACGCGACCGCTGGCGTCATCATCAAGAGTGGCGCATAACCCAACCGCGTCGGGGAAGTGACTAACCCGACGCCAAACCAATCAACTACCTAACACCATGAAAAAATTATTTGTTATCGCACTCGTCGGGCTTGCGGCTGTCGTCTCCAACGCGCAGCAAGCGTTCTATCAGGCCACGACTTCATTGAGCAGCACGACGCTTTACAGCGGCGTGACGAACCTCGCTTCGCCGATTGTCATCGACGCTCGCAAGCAAAACAACGTCGTGCTCACCGCCAGTTTGCGCGGCGCGACGGTGGCCACGAACAGCTACACGTTCGGCTGGAGCGAAGACGGCGGCAGCACTGTTGTGACGAACGCGGCGGATGTTCCTCCGACTTGGTATGCGGATAGCCCGTCCGCCTTGTCTGGCGTTCGTTCCACGAACATCCCGACGCTCGGCCACGGTTATCTGGTCGTCCTGTCGGTGAACTGCTCCGCGCAGAACACCAACACGCTCAAGTATTCCATCAAAACCGGCGCACCGTAACCCAACCCGAGATAGCCCGTCGCCGTTTTCCTCCTTGGCGGCGGCGGGCTTTCTTTGTGCTAAACTATGAGTGAATTGCGCGACATTTTAGCCAACAGCATCACCGACCGCATGACCTACACGGGCGAGACGGTGAAAAATTTGCGGACGGGAAAGACGTTTAAAGCGGAATACGAGGAGATTAGTGACATCGAAATGAACGAGGCTTTAGGACGCGACCCGCGTGAGTCCGCGACCTTGCACGTTCAAGACCGAATCGCAGCGGCGACTTTGTTTGCCAACGATAAGATTGAAATTCGGATGAATGGCGTGACGGCTAAGTTTGTCGTTCTTGGCGGACGCCGCAAAGACAATCCCGGCAGCAGCCAAGTGGAATTTGGATTGATGAAATTTGTTCAAGGCCGCGACACATGAAAATCAACTGCAACCAGCTTTCCATTGGCCAACGCGGAACCCAGCACATCAGTTGGGAATCCGCCGGCGCGTTGATTTCGCGCAACCTTGAAAACCATATCAAGAGCATTGGCAGCTTTTTTTATTCTACCTCGGCTCGCCTTCATAAAAAACCCGTGAAACAAACCCACCCAAAGAGCCGAATCTTCGCCGTTGCCGTCTTGATGATGGCAACGCTTCTTTCCAATGCTGCCACCGTCACGAATTTGATGTGGGATATCAGCGGCAATCCAATTGACCGCACCGTCAAATTTTACCCGCAATCCACGCCGAACACGATTAGCTGGAACGGAACGAATGTCACGGTGATGGACGTTCAAAAAAGCGTCACCAGCACGAACGGCGCATGGTCACAACGATTTGTCGGCGGCATTTATTGGGCGGACTTTGGGACGGTCAACAACGGCGTCAAGACTGATCCTGTGGCGTTCCTTGTGCCGCCGAACGATTCAAGCACCTACGATTTCAATTATTGCGCGAACCTTGCCACCAATCTGGGAACGTTTGTTTGGACGAATAGTTATTACGTCGCGACGGTGACCAATCTTTCCGGCAACGCTCTGGTTCAAACCACCAACATCGCCCTCTCCGTGGCTCAATCGGTGGTGGCAACGAACGGCGGCGGGGGCGGGAATCCAAATGCGATTACGAATAATCAAACGGGCGTCACATTGGGCGGGACATTTTCAGGGAGTTCAATTTTTACAAACTTAAATCTTGGTGTCGCCGATGGTCTTGCAGACAGAGACCAAACAATTCAGTTTTCATCTCATAGCACTGGATGGCCTGCCATAATTCGTTCGGGCGATGGTGCATCTTCGGGCGCAGAGGGAAGCATTCAGTTCGCTTGGGGACTTGACCCTGTTATGGCAATAAATGCAGGTGAAAACAATAACTTGAGCCTTGCAGCAGAAGGTTCTATTTCAAATGCTGCATCCTATTTTGAATTTCACACAAGAAGCGTGTTTGATTTTTTTGGCGGACAAATCAACGGCAACGGCTCCGGCCTGACCAACATTCCCGCCAGCGGCATCGTCGGATTATCTAGCACCAACGGATTCCTCTCCAACGCCGACACGAACCGCCTCATGGCTCAAGCAGGCGCGGCCATCGCGGGCAGCAATTACCTGACGAGCATATCCGTCACCACCACCAACCAATTTGCGCTCAAGACCAACGCCGTCCTCATCGGCACGGCCACGCTGAACGGCGCGAACCTGTTGACCAATGGAGCCGCCGCCAGCCTCACCCTCACCGGCGGCAACGCGCTGACGAATAACCAATCCGGCCCCGTCACCATTTACGGCAACGACGCCAAAACAAACTCATGGACATTCAGCAGCAGCGGCGAGACGCGCACCAACAACGGCGCAGGCATTGGGCGCACCATCTCGCTAATGACCGGCACGGAGACATGGACGGGAACCAATGGCAGCGTCAACTACGTCGTTTATTCCAACGCGAATAATACGGTGACGTTTAGTGGTTCGCATGTGGGCAATGGTGCGGGGTTGACGAATCTTGCGAGCACGAACGTCATTATTCGCACCAGCTCAAACAATACCACGAACGCTATCACGGTTTGGGCGTTGCTCGGTTACACGACGAACAATCTACCTGTTTGGGTTCCTGCTCTAACGAACGCGCCATGAAGCGACTTGCATCCATGTTGATTTTGCTGATTGCGCTTTCGAGCAACGCGCAAGTGCTAACGTCTGTGACGAATGGACTCGTTGGCTGGTGGCTACCGTTTGGCACGAATAGCAGCGG